ATCGACCATAAGCTGGGTGTTCATAACTTCAGCTTGTTGTTCATTGTCTAGGTTACGGAGATCCATCTCCATAAAGTTTTTAGCATTTTGTACTAATGCAGCCTGACGTGTATCAAGGTTAGCTACCTCAAACTTAGACAGGATATTCATCTTATTGATAATGGACTGCTGTTTGTTATCCATGTTCTTAATAGTGAGCGTCTGGAAGAACGTGGCTTCCTTCTCAGCAACACCTAACGTAGCTTCCATAATGGCGTTAGACATAGCGGCAGTAGCTGCTGTACCTGTCACACCATCAAAAGCCATTGTACGGCTGATCTGACGGGCCATTCCCTGCGCCCATGGCGGGATGATTGGATTGCCACTACCGTCTTTAAATTCTTCTGAGATCAGTTTCATCTGTCCCAGGATAGTAGCTTTGCTATCTACGCCCATCTCACCTTCACGGGCCAGCTTATCTGCTAGAAGCTTACCAGCCACAGTAGACGTATCAATGATCATGGATGTGTTAATTGAAGCAAAGTCATTTAAAGCTTCGCCTGTGACATTAGCTGTGCCGTCAGCGTTAACGCCTGTGGCAGCACCTGTCATATCAATTTGGTTACCGTCGGGGTCCAGTGTAGCGTCTGCGCTTACTGTTCCTGTAACAGCATCTACTGTAGCATTTGGATTGTTAATAATGCTGTCTGCGGTTGTATCGGCAATTACTGTCTCTGTAGTACTTGTATCTACGTTTTCGATAACAGCAGTATCACCCACAAGCTCAGGATCTACTGTAGGATCTTCACCTAAGCCGTACTCACCATCAATTGATGTACCTTCTGCCTCTGGATCAATAAGAACATCATTCATCTTAACCAGGTCTGCAAGGCTCATGCCTTTGCTTGCCAAGTATTCAGCAGGATTAGCTAAGAGCTTTTGGATTTCTTCGTTAGACGTTGCAATACCTGCAGCAACTGCCATGGCAGCAATATTTTCCGTACTTAGTTCACCTGTAGTTGTGCCACCACCTTCTCCGCCTGATCCTCCGCCAGGATTAGCATTGTCTGCAGCTTCCTGCATAATAGCATCGGCTTGATCATTATCACCACGGTCACGGGCTTCCTGAGCTTTCTGCTCATAGCCAGTAAGTCCAGTAACAGGATCTTTTACGGACAGCGCATCAACAACTTTACCACCGTCTACGGTTACCTCGTAAGGCAGTCCAAGGAAGTTATAAGAGTACTGAAAGCCATCGGCATTCTCATACACCTGCCGCCCATCAACTACCTTTGTAGTGTCTGCTTCTGGGTCTAAGTTATTTGCCCATCCTGAAATCTTACCAATGATACCTATAGGGCTGGCGAACCCTAACAGTTTAGAAACACCTTCTGGTGCTTTGCCTTTTACTGTGTCTTTGTCTTTGGAAAAGATAGATACGCCATCTTTAAAGAAGCTGGAAGCTCCACCTGTGTTTAGGGCAGCACCAGCTACAATCTTATTAGGGTCTTTGATAGACGGGTTTAAATCCATCAATTCTTTAACAGTTTTACCAGAACGGGCTGCGATTGCACTGAGGGTGTCGCCACTCTTAACTACATATCCTGTGCTTTCAGAGTTAGCAGAACCTGAATATGTGGCACTACCAGAAGAGTTTGTCCCACCATATCCTCCACTACTGCCCGTATTGGCAGGAACTGCAGATCCTGCATTACTACCGCTGTCATACGTCAGTGTACCGCCTACATACGAAGCGCCATCGTTAGGCGTAAATACGTTAGCCACGCTTTCAGAGAAGCTATTACCACCCCCAAATGTATCTGACCAAAAACCCATTATAGTTTTTCCTTCTCTGCTTCGCAGTTCCGAATGCGATCTCGTGTTTTTATGTAGTCGGTAATAACCGCAGGTATTGCGTTAGATCCTTCGGGAAGTGCGTCTAATTCATCAGCCAACTCTTGATTAAACTCTTCTGAGTAGGTGAAGAGCGGCGGGCAGTACACTTCTAGCTGGGTTCTATAAACCGTCTCTGCGCAGCCTGTCAGTGATAGCACTGCGGCTGTTAGGATTAAAATCTTCATGTTCTGCCAGCGCCTTGTAAAAATCTTTGGCCTTCTCTTTGGCCTGCAGTTCGTCGGCAAGAACTTTACTCTTCTCAATCGTCTTTCCATCTTTGCGCCCTAAGACGTACAGGATAGGAAGCATGATGCCTAAAGCAGCTATGATGTAGAGTTTGATCTTGCCGAAGATAAACATTAGTGGATGCCCTCTTTGTGATCCTTGAAGCGACTGTAGGCGACAAGGGCGATACCGCCGATGGCACACAGCAGGAACAGTGTTTTCATGCTTTCGCTATAAGGAACCAAAGCTTCTATTTGAGGTGCAATTTCACTTAGTGCTGTAGCCGCACCAGCCACTCCTGCACCCGCCATAGTCTTAGACTTAGCTAGGGGCTTCGTAGAGGCCGCTGCAGTGACCTTCTGCGGTCCTATGGGTCCACCCTCATCAGAAGGCAACTTTGCATCACGGCTGAATACAGCGGCTTCTGCAGCCCGTCTGCGTGTTAAGCCGTTAAGGACCGTAAGCTTGCCGCCAACACGAGCCTTATTCCAGCGCAGTATTTGTTCAGGGCAGTCGTTATAAAGACCTTGGTTCAGCTTTTTTAATAGCGTTGATGATCGAAAATTACCTCCGCCAAGGTTAAAGACGAATGAGACTAATGCATCGTACTGCCCTTGTGTCAGCGGGACAGAAACGTACCGCTTAACATCAGCCTCTGAATTACGAAGATCTTCACGCAAACGAAGTTCAGCTTCATCCTTGGTGATCTTCATTCCTGATCGAACACCTTTGGTGCTTCCCCAGCCGATGGTCCACTTTCCAGCACTACATTGGTAACTAGAAATCATTCCATCTTTTTGGATTTTGTGCAGGCCTTCAAACCGTTTTATAAGTTCAATGCCTTCGTTTGAGATTGTATCTGGGTGCATAATTTTACCGTGTGGTTGTGTAAGGCTGCGCAAATCCGCCCAGTTGAGCGCCACCTGACATTTGTGTTGCAGGAGAAAGTTGCCCCATATTGACGTTACCGCCCATTCGGCGTTGTAATTCGCCCAATTGCGAAACGCTCTCGTTAACATTGATTACTTTAGATCCAAGATCACGGCCCTGTGCGTCCATGGCACGAAGCATTAAGTTTCCGCTTGTATCCATTTCACGCATAATGGTGTTGCCATTTGCATCAATGCTGTTCTTAATTAGTTGCCCACTGTCATCAAATGCCTGACCAAGCTGGTTGAAGTTCTGGCGCATACCCATATCAAGATCTGTTTGTGTAGCTGCAATATTTGCAAGATCACGAGTTTGGGTAACCAGTTTAGTATCAATACCGCCCATGCCATCAGAAAAGGCCTGTGTTAGGGTTTCCTGACCTGCAGCCAGGTTGTCTTGGTTAGTCATAAGACCTGCATTAACATCAGAGATTTGTGAACGCAGTGTTTGTCCCAAGATGCTTTGATTGTCTGCTGTTTGCTGGAAGCCACCAGTTACGTCAGATTGAAGCTGTGCGCCTGTATCCGACAATTGCGTGGAAAGGTTCTGCTGTCCTGCGGCTGCAGCATCTGCAGAGGTTGCCATTTGATTGCTAAGAAGATCTGTGGAGTTAACCATCTGACGCTGCATGTCCGCACGGGTTTGATTAGCCAGTGTGGTGTCATCAGAATAGCGATCTACATAGTTATCAAAGTTTGTGCGGAAATCGTCCTGTGTGCTTTGCAAAGCTGCCTGGTTCTCAAGCTGCGCATTAGCATAGGTGTCCGCAGTGTTAGACATAGTATCAAGATTTGTCTGCAAAGCACCTTGGCCTTCCAGTACATTAGCCTGGGTGTCCGTAAGCTGCGTCTGAGTATCATCAAACCCTGTAGCCAGGGCCTCACCAGTAGCAGCAAATCCTGCTTCTGAGGCAGCATTAGCATCCGCAAATTGGCTATTAATCCCACCTTCAAGCTCATTAAATGCTGTGGCTTGATTATCAAAACCTGTATTAATGGATGTTTGTGCATCAGCATTTGCCTGGTCTACGGTATCAAACCGTGTACCCATTTGATCAAAGCCGCCTGTAACGTCACCAGATAAGGTTCCTAATGCTGTTGTATTACCCTGAATAGCACTGAGGTTAGTTCCCAGACCTGTACTAAGACTGTCGGCACGATCCTGATTAGCTGCATCAAAATTAGACATAGCCGTATTCATGTCAGTAAAGCGTGTACTCATATCGTCATTTAAACCTGAGACAGAACTGTCCAGGGTGTTGAAACGAGTATCAAAAGCATCATACCGCTTAGTAGCATCCGCATAGGAGTCAGTAATCTGACCTGATATTCCTACCTGATTATCTGCAAGGGCTTGGTACTGATCGTCGCCAAGTCCTGTATTTGTTACGTTGGTTGTATCACCGCCGCCACCGCCCATATTAGAACTCCTTCGTATGAACTTTGTCGGGCTGTTTGAACCTACGCCAATTAGCAGGAACTCTTTGCCCAAGAACTGTTTGTGAATGTTTCATCATGCCTCGCATGACTTTGATTGAGTGACCAAACGGCGCTATGAAATCCACGCCCCAAAGCTGATAGCGGTCATCTATTTTATCAGGGCGCTTCCAGACATCTTCATCAGGCATCCAGCGTTCTGATAGAAATTCTTCAGCCTCTTCCTCAGTAAGCCAAGCCCAAGATACGAAGCCTATTGGCTTGTCGTTCTCGTAGAACAGATGGGCTTTGTTATGGATTAAAGGGAAGAGGCAGTAGTGGTTAAACTCCACTAAAGTATATAGCCTATGATCGTCTGATATGTTGAAGAGATATAGGCAATCTAGAACAGTATTCCTGTTCATTATTGCTGACCTAACTATGTTCTGGGGATGTAATCAGTATAACACTTAGTTAGGGTCTTTGGCAAGTAGTTTATGCAGCCGCAACTACTTCTTCAGGTGTTGCATCTACTGTATCCTGTGCTTCTGCACGTTCAGCCACATCAGCAGTAATCAGAGGGTTCTCAATCGTTTCCTCTGTAGGCTCTGCCATTGGGTCATCCTCAGAGTACACCATGCGTGTGACTGTAGGCTCAACAGGTTCAATGGCTGTGACTGTGATAACCTCGTGCATCACATCTTCCATCTCCATTGTCTCTTCGTTGAAGACCTGCTCACCTGTAGGCTGCATCTCCCGTACTTCTGCACGACCATCTGCAACGACATACTGTGCTAGTCGGTCTGTGGCTGTCTTGTAGTCTGCAAGCTGTTGAGCGAACTGTTTAGCATCAGCCGCTGCTTGTAAGTCTGTAGGTATGTCACCAGTGAAGCAGTCTGCGCCTTCTAGGATGATGGCGTCTAGGACACGTTGGTAGTCGCTGTTTGCTGGGTCTTGTGGAATGTAGTCATCGCTTGTTGAGCAATGAATGACCGGAGGTGTGCTATCTGTTAATAAATACATATTTATAACTCCGCTTTAAAGATTATTTTATTATCAGCGGTGCTAGTGAAATAAGCCTGTGCGCCACGATAGGTATTCATGTCACTGCCTGTTGTAACTGAAAGAGTGGCATACTGTTTATTTGCACCGTTGAGTGCTATGCTTGTTGAGTTATCAGCGGCTGTATTATCGTTGATCGTTACTTGGGACGCAGTGCCTTCAAGCGTGGGTTTAGCCCTCATCACTACGGGGAAGTTTATATTAACGATTGCTGTTCGAGCCGCCGATATAAACGCTTGCCCAACTCTATCACCAGCCGTAGGGCCATCAATGACGTATGTATACCGCTGACACAAAGCCAGTTCTTCGCCATAGCTGCGGTGTTCAAAAGGCGTGGCGACAGAACCTTTTTCTACCTGAAATCCTGTGATCTGCCATGTTGCGCCTGATGTTTCAGCAAGCTGTACTTCTTGCCCATAACACAATTTACCGCCAGCGTATGCACCCCAAGAAGTGTTGTCAGTTGTTACACGGTTTGGCCCTGCGGCTAAGTTCATGTAGAACCATAAACCGCCACCATTATCGTCATTTACGCCTGAACTATCAGGTGGAATAAGAAACGTCTTATACTCCCAAGTGTTAGCAGAATTAATAGTGTAAGTTCTACCAATGGATCGGCTACCGTCTTCAGTATAAAGACTTATAGAATAGGTTCCTGCAATAGACGCTTTGACCCAGAAAGAGATAGACATAGGCTCAGGATTGTCTGACCCCCACCCAAACTGGATCATGTCTTGAGCCTCAATAACGTGAACCATAGATACAAACTCGTTGTCTTCTATTGCTGTTTCTGGAGTTGCAACTGTTAGTTTCAAAGAATTAGCAAACCCGCTAGGGCCATCAGAATCTTGTGTCACGTTAACAACTAATTGATCGACAACGCTGATCTCCCACTTGTAGCGGTCAACTGTGTAAGTATTATCAGCTAAAGAATTGAAGGTGGTGCCTCGCTGACTAACCTGCATTGCACCATTATGGTTAATTCTACGCCGCCCTGCACCAATCAGGTTAAACTGTTCCTGTGGTGTCTCAGCACGAAGCATTGCCTCGCCAGCTATGCCTGTGGGTTTGTCTAGTTCTGCCAG